CTACCGGTAGCGGCGCGCGGGCACCAGCCACGTCACCGCCATCGCCGCGTTCCCCTCGTCCCCGTCCGCGGGATCATCCGGGGCGGGGGCCTGGCGGACCTGCTCGATCTGCCGCTCGACGCCGCGCAGGTTCTCCTGCAGATCCATGGTCACCACACCATCGACGGTGACCTTCAGCGGGTCAGCGAGGAGCTTCGCACGCCGCTCACCCAGCACCTCCAGAGCGACCACTCGCACCGACCGCAGCCGGAAGAACCGGCGCTCCAAGTCGGCGGCGTCCGTGTCCGGCCCGAGCTGCGCCAGCAGCCACGACCGCTGGAACTCGTCCACCAGGTTCACATCCCTCAGCACGAAGTACGGCCCGGAGCCAGACGGGGGTGGCTGGCTCCGGGCCGTACGGGTGGTCATCTCACGAAGCGGAGGAGCGGGACCGCCGTGGCGACGGCTTCTTCGAGCCGCCCCCGCCGGCCTCCTCCTGCTCCTGGTCCGGCTCGGCCTGGCCCCTCGTCGGGTCCGGCTCGCCGACCGCGACCGGCTCCAGCTCAGCCTCCTCCCCGTCTCCGTCCGGGGGCACGTCCCACGCACCGGGGTTCGTGACCAGGGCGGCGACCTCCGGAGCCGGAGTCTCGCCGGGCAGCAGGATCAGTTCCTCCCGCGTGGCCGGGTCCTGCACATACACGGCAGCGATCAGACGAGGCACCGGCATCACAGCACCTTCGCGACAATGTGCGCATCCGGCGTGTGCATCACCGGCATCCCCACAGCAGCACCCTTGGTCCAGATCTGCACCGGGTCATCCTGGACACCGCGGGTGATGATGATGCCCGGCGCGTCCTCACGGATGATCTCCGGGTTCGTGCCACGCGAGAGGACCAGGGCCTCGGCCGTCACACCGAGCTGGGTCTGCGCCCACTTCTCGCGGTCCGGCGGCACCAGAATCCACAGGTCTTCGGGTAGCACCTTGCGGGGCTTGCCGTCCACCCGCACCTGCGCCTTGTAAAACGTGATCGGCGGCAGGCTGTAGTTGCCGCGCACCACGTTGATCTGCTGCGGGGTGAGCGTCGCCGTCGGCGTGGTCGAGGGGTTCACCGACCCGTAGTACGCCGCCCGGTAGGCGTTGTTCGCCGCCAGGTACGAGAACGCCTTCCGGCTGGTGATCACCAGCTCCGGTTCTGGGGCGCCGATGTCGTCCAGGTGCTGAATCCACCGCAGTTCATCAGCGATCGGATCGGACGCCGGATCGGACCACGGCCTGGCGGCGACTGGCATGTTCTCGGCCGGGACGTTCCAGTCCACCTCCAGCGTCAGGCCGTTCTCCTGCACCAGCTCGAACTTCCCGTCGGCAAGGACGTCGCCGGCGGCCAGCTCCAGCCGTGAGCGGATCGCCTCAACGTGCCTTTCGACGTCGTCGTACAGCAGCTCGATCAGCCGGTCCTGGTCCGAGCCGTGTGACGCCTCCAGCAGGATCTGCTCCTGCTCGGAGACCACGAGCTTCTGGCCCAGCGCGGGCAGCGCACCCTCACGGGAGGTCTGCCACGCCTCACGTGTGGCGAATGGCACCGAGGCGTTGAATGCCCGGTACTTCGCGACATTCACGTACCGGCCCGAGTCCTTGGTCCGCCACTTGACCTCCCGCAGCTCCAGCGTCGGGAAGATCGTCTGCGTTAGCAGGAATTCCTTCGGCGAGGGGATCGCCCTCGCGAACGTCGTCAGGTCTACGACTGAGACGTCCTTCAACAGGTCCTGAATCGTCATAGTTCAGGCCCCGCTCACACGAAGCGGATCTGCGCGGCCCGCGGGTGCCACGTCAGCTGCGACAGGTCGATGCCGCCCGGCACCTTCGACGCCTTCACCGCGCCATGCCACAGCAGCGCCGCCGGTACCCGCGTCTGGCCCGGAGCGAACGGGGCCTCGGCGACCACGAAGCCGCGCAGCACCTGACGGCCGCAGTGCGCCTCCGGGTCGTACGGGCCCCACAGCTTCGACTCGGCGACCTTGCCGACCGGCACACCGGAGAAGACCCGCCCGTACGGCTCGCAACCGTCACCGCACTGGTAGTGCACGCCTTCGGTGAACAGCGAAAGGTCGAGGGTGATCGTGTCGGTCGAGTCCGTGCCGTGCAGGGCCGCCAGCCACTCGCGGTTGGCGGTCACGTACTCGGACGTCGTAACAGGCTGAATGGTCACGCTGTGTCTCCATGGACGAATGCGGTTGCTGTCCGCACACCGCCCATGGGGGCGATGCCGTCCACGAAGTTCCGGGGGCGTGGTCCCCCAACTGCACGTGTGTCAGCGGGCGTCGCTGAACTCGGCCGCCGGTACCAGGCCGCGCCGGCGTGCCATCTCCAGACCGGCTGAACCCGGCCGACTCGCGGGCGTCTTCCGCTGCGGGCCCCGTCCGGCCGGAGCGCCGTCTGGGGCCGCCGGTACCTGCATGCGCCCCTCGCCGAACAGCTCCGGGCGCCGCGACCGCAGCGCCTCGGCAGCGGCCGATATCTGTGCCGCGTCCGCGTCCTCGTCATCGACAGCAAGCAGCCGCTCGGCGTCCACAAGGTCGTCGCCCTCGGCACCGAGCGATACCAGTGCAGCCCGGCGAAGTGCCGCACGCTCCCGCTCCGCCGCCAGCTCCTCGCGCCGTGCGGCCTGCAACTCTCTCTCGGCAGCCGCCTGTTCCCGGCGTTCCACCTCCGACAGCGCAGCTTGCTCGGCCTCGCGCTGCACGGTGACGAACTCCGTCAGAGCCTTCGGCGTATCAAATCCCAGAGTCGACAACAGACGCTTGATCGCCGCGCGTTCGCCCTGAGCCTTTTCCCTCGTCAGCATCTTCCCCAGGCGGTCCTGGGTCACGGTGACCTGCTGCTCCTGGCCGCCGCCGTCGTCGGCGTCGTCGTCCAGGTGCTCATTTGTCTCGTCCTCCGAAGAGGCCCCGAGAATCGGGAAGATCGGCCGCCCATCACGGCGATAACCGACAGGGCAGCGAGTCGGCAGGGGCCGGACCATACAACTCCTCCTGGTGCGCGCCCCCGCGCTGCCGATCAGTGTATCCACCAGCGCCGACACCGCCACCGAGGCCGTGTCCGACGACCACGCGAGGATGGCGATGCGAACCAGTCAGGAGGCATTGAGCATGACCCTCGACCCGTACACCGCGGTCGGCCTGATCCCGGAGATCACCGAGATCCGACACCGTGCCGACATAGCGACAAACCTCGAACACCTGCACAAGCTCGCCCGCACGGCCGTCGCCATGGGCAGCCTCGACCTTCCCGTCAAGCTCCTCGTACTGCCTGAAGGGTCCCTCCAGGGCTTCACCGACGAGATCCACGACCTCGACCACCCCACCTACGCCCGCACATGCGCCATCGACATCCCCGGCCCCGAAACCGAGGAACTGGGCTCCTGGGCATGCGAATTCGGGGTGCACATCATGGCCCAGGCCAAGGCCCGGCACCCCGACTTCCCCCACCGGTACTTCAACGTCGGCTTCGTCCTCGACCCCTCGGGCGAGATCATCCTGCGCCACTACAAGCTCACGCCACTGCCGCCGATCGAGCACAGCGTGAGCCCGCACGACGTGCTCGACCAGTGGACCGAGATCCACGGGCGCACCCTCGACGCGTTCTGGCCGGTCGCCGACACCCCGATCGGACGGCTCGGCGTCATGATGGCCAACGAAGCCTCATACCCCGAAAACGCGCGGGCCCTGGCCCTCAACGGCTGCGAGATCGCCTACCGCACCAGTTTCCCGCTGCCAGGTGTCGCCTCCGGCGCGTTCGAGATCCAAAACCGGGCCCGCGCCCTCGACAACACCATGTACGTCCTCGCCCCCAACCCCGCCGCCTACACCGGCAGCGACGGCCAGCGCGTCGACTTCTTCGGCGGACGATCCATGATGGTCAACCACCTCGGCCACACCGTCGGCCGCGTCAACCACGGCGGCATCGCCACCTTCGTCACCGCGACCATCGACCTCGCCGCCCTGCGCCGCCAGCGCACCACCACGGCGTGGACGAACTGGACGAAGGACCTGCGCACCGAGCTGTACCGCATCGTGTACGAGCAGCCCATCTACCCGGCGAACCTCTACGCCGACCGCGCTCCTTTCCACCACGCCGAGTACCGGCAGCAGGTCACCGAGCCGCAGATCGAGCTGATGCGCGCCCGCGGCATCTGGCGCTAACCACACCGCTCCCGCACGCACCCCAGCCTCCGCGCCCCGTCAGCCGCCCACCGGCTCCGGCACCCGCTCGGCCACGCCGCCGCTCTTCCCCGCCGGATCACCTTCGCCCTCCGGGTCCTCCTGGTCAGGCTCCCCGCGACGGGCAGCGGCCTCCGCCAGCCGCGCCGCCACATCCTGCTCTGCCTTCGCCCGGATGCGCGCCACCTCCTGCGACGCATCATCAATCGGGTAGCCCGCGTCCATCAGCATCTGCACCGCCGTCTCCAACGACAGCACGCCCGCCCCGTACGCCTGGACGACCTCCTCCAGCACTGCGGCCCGGTCCGTCGGGGTGTGCGGCGCCCACGCCAACCGCGCCGAGAACGACTCCCCGGCCATCCACCCCTCAGCCCGACCAGCCTGGAACAGGCGCTGCACCATCTTGAACAGCAGCCGGTACTTGTGCTCCCTTGCCAGCCGCATCGCCCCCACCAGCGCATCCAGCGGGGCCAGCGCCAGCTTGAACGCGTACCCAGAGGGCACGTCCGCCGCGTCCAGCGTCCCCAAACCAGCCGCCGTGATGCGGGAGTTCGACGCGATCCGGTCCAACAGGTGCTCCACCCGAGAGCGCAGCTCAGCCAGCTGTGGCGACGTATCCAGCGCGTCCATACGCCCGCTGTCGCCGAGCTGCCACACCGCGCCGGCCTCCACCTTCAGCTGCTCCGGCTTGCCCGTCGCCCGGTCCACCGGCAGACGCGCCCCAGCGAGCCCGATGATCGGGGTGCCCGTCGTCGCCGAGGCGGCCGAGCTGTCCGAGTCGGTGGCCGCCAGCTCGTCCAGGCCCTGAAGCACACGCGCGATCGCCGACCGTCCCCAGTGCTCACCGCCGTCCGGAATGCTGTTCGTGATGTGGATGACCGGCACGAAGTCGATCATCAGATCCACCTGGTCCAGCTCGGTGCCGTCCGGCCGCATCCGGAATACGGCCTTGTCCATCGGCAGCCGGTCCAGACTCTCCCCGCGCTTCAAGTCCTCCAGCAGCCACTCGGCATCCGTCAGGTAGCACGTCACGTTCGACGGCCGCCCCGGCTCCCACGGGTACTGCCGCACCACACTCTCGTCGTCCTCGGAGATCGGGCCCAGCTCGTACGTCACCCGCCGCACCCTGGCCTTCAGCCCCACATCCGGGTCCTCCGGCAGCTCCCACGCCAGGTGCACCCGCGAGGGAAAGTCCTGGTCCTGCTCGTCGTCCCACTGCGGGAAGAAGAACCCCGGATCGTAGACCCGCAGCGTCGGCCGCTGCTTCTCCTGATTCCACGCCAGCACATACACGCTGTCACCCAGCAGCACGGCGTTGCGCTCCGCTTGCTGGACCCGCAGCGTCAGCAGCTCCTTCTCAGCCCACTTCCGCAACCGCTCCTGCGCAGCGGCGGCCTCCGTCGCACCCGGCTCCGGCGCTTCCTCGTCCGCGTGCTCCGCGCCCGCCACCGAGATCTGCTGGTCCGACCCGAGCAGATAGCCCAGCGCCGTATCGACCAGGTTCGCCGCGTCCCCCAACTCGCGACGCTCCAGCGACGCTTCGTCCCCCGCAGCCGCAGAAAGCTGCCCGGCCTGGTTGTTGTCGTACGCCGCCAACACCTTGTACGCCGCCAGCCGACGCAGCTCATGCGGCGGTAGCCACGACGCCGCCAGCTCAGGGAACGCCCGGTTCCCGGGTCGGCCGGCATCGGCCATGACCGGCTTGTACGACAGCCACGACCAAGCATCGATCACGAATTGGCGCAACCCCACTGTCAGTCCTCCGTTGGGTGTCCGCCCCGCGCCGCAGACGCAGCCTAACCCGGAGTAGGTCGAGGAAATTCATGGATGGCGCAGCAGCCTCAGCCGAGCACATGAGTTGCGATTTATCCGGTTTGCGATAGAGACTGGAAGTGAATCTCGTGGCCGTGGCCCGACGGCCACCGCCCTTGCAGGCCGCGGACATTCACTGCACGCAAACTGTCATCGCGCGCTTATGCAGCGAGTCCCTTATGCGGTACGGCCCCTATGGGGTGCGCCCCACCGCCGAGGAGGACAGATGACCTTCGCTAGAGCATCAGACGACATCACCTTCAGCGTGCCATTCGAGCGGGACCTCGCGAAGCTGGCTGAATGGGACACCGACCCCAATGATAGGTGGCGCTGGCTGCAACTAAGATTCCACTTCTGCGCCCGGTTCGCAGGTGTGAACCCCGCGCTTCGCAAGGGAGAGCAACTCGGGGTAATCACTGCCCCAGCTGGAGTTAAGACGGAAGAGGAACGAACTATCGAGAAGACCGTGGAGCTCGTCGACGAAGAAAACACCCTGCGGGACGTCCTCCGTCAGGAAGAAGCGATGCAGGAGTGCGCAACGGAACTCTCGATGCTGGTTAAAGGACCCGGGGGGATCCTTCCCGCTGGCGAGGTGGGCAGCAAGATCAAATCGAGCGTTTCAACTAAGCTCACCGATAGCCTGCGTGAATCGCAAGGGAGCAGGAGCGGGACGACGCGCACCGAGACCTTCTCCAGGAAGCGGACGGTGCATCACGCTGGCGGAACGGGAGACAAGTACGTGGTTCCTTTCTATCAGGAAAGGTACTACGACCTCAGCCTGGAATTCATCGACTACCTGGGGGTCAGGTACTCAAAATCAGGGCTGGCGATTTACTACAGGAGGGCAAAGCAGCCAGAGCACGCCAAGTACGGGAAGGGGGGCGACTCCTGGAAAAAGACCGGCCCCAACATAGTTACCGTTCGCAAGTCGCTGGCATCAGTCACTATGTGGCGGCTCATGACAGACGAGTACTCGTTCCCCACAATAGTGCCAGCGGATCAGTACACGCTGGATGTCGAACGCCCCAACGACATCGAACTCGGACCGGCGGATTCCACCAAGATCGGCGGATATCGCCGCACAGCCGAATGTAGAAGCTTGTACGACCTCTCGGAACATGTGTTCCCGCCGAAAGTGCGCTTCGATCGATATGATGAGCAACTACACAGGTGACTGGTTCACCGGCGCCCCGTAAGGCGCTGGTCGTTCCCTCCGCGAGCAGGCGGCATCGTTGGGTCAAGGAACAGGTCCCACAGCGCCCACACCGCCGAGTCCAACAGGTCCGGCGAATCCTCCGTCTCCCCCTGACCAACGAACGTCGTCATCTGCTCCTCCAGATCCGCGAACACCCGCGCCGGCCCCACGTGGTGCACGCGAGCCTGCTCGTACAGCTGGGCCGCCGGTGCCGCCCGCGCCCGCTTGCCGCGCGTCGCATGAACGATGCGCCAGTTCACCGTCGGATCCACCTGCTCCAACAACGCGGGCAGGTAGTCACCACCGTTGTTCGCCTCGATCACCACGCAGTCCGCCCGGTGCTCGTGGTACAGCTTCGCGGCCCGCTTCATCGCCTGCGTCGGCGTGTGCCGGTCCTGCTCCGCGTGCAGCAGATACCCTCGCGGCCGGTCGTCCCCGAACATCGACTCAATCGGGTACGCGCGCCCGGCCACCGTGAAGGCGGTCATGTCCGCGTTCTCATGCGACTTCGTCGCCGGGTCCACCGCCACCACGAGGCGCTGCATGTCCGGCAGGTGCTCCGGCTTCGGCCGGAACCCTTCGACCTCCAGCATCCAGCCCTGCCACAGCGCACCCTCGACGTCCTCGAGTAGCTCGCCCGACAGCTCCTGCCGCCCCAGCCTGGTGCCGGCGTACTCCTCCTCCAGCTCCTCCCGCGCTGCGGCCGACAGGTTCGCGTCGTTCTCGCGCATGTGCCCGCGCGTCAGCACCACCCGCGGCGGCTCGCCGCCCTCGCGGGCCTTCTTCTCCTGGGACCGACCGCGCTCGACCAGCCGCTTCACATGCGGCAGCGGCTTCGGCGTTGTGGAGATGACCACCTGCGGGGTGTCGGCCTCGCGCAGGCAGAACCACAGCATGTCGTAGACCTCTTGCGCGGTGTGCCGCGACCAGGCCGCGTACTCGTCGCACCACGCCTTATCGAACGCCCAGCCACGCAGGTTGTCCGGCGTCTCCGCACCGAACCCACGGATCAGCGTCCCGTTCTTCAGCCGCAGCGTCGTCTCGCCCAGCGACGAGTTGTACTTCGCGACCTCCTCGGGCGGGAACACCGACAGCAGACCGGACTTCGGGGAGTCGAAGCAGATGTCTCGCACCAGCGTCGCGTTCTTTGCTACCACCGCGATCTGCAACCCAGGCGCCTTGGCCCACTCTCGTACGGCCTCCGCCGCGGTCCGGCTCTTCCCCCAGCCACGGCCGGTGAGCAGCATCCACACCGTCCACAACCAGGACGGCTGCCGCTGCGCAGCGCGGGCGTGATGGTGCCGCCACCCCTCGTGCGGAAGCCCGTCGCAGTCCGGCACCTCGCATGCCCACCTGCGCGCCGACAGCTCATCAGCGCGGAGCAGCGCGGTGACCTCGGCCTTGAGCTGGTCCAAGCTCATCACATCCGGATCAGCCAGACCCTCAATCGCACGCCGTTTCGCCCACCCGCGGCTCATCGACCGTCCTCCGCCAAGCGCCGCTCCAGCTCACGGCGCAGCAGATCCATGCGGCTCCTGCGGTCCTCATCGCTCAGCGACCCGAGGTCAGGTCCATCGGCGCTGTCCTGCGCTATCACGCCCGCCGGTTCCTCGCCGGCCGCCCGACGTTCGATCTCGGCAGCGACTTGGAAGTACCGCAACAGCTCGCTCGGCGACAGCTCGCGCGGGTCCAGCCCCTGAAGCCGGGCGACCGCCTTCCCCAGAAACGCCTGCGCCAACTTGGCGTGCCGACGGGCGATGTCGCGACGTGCCTGCTGCTGCTCTGCCAGGAACACCCGGTCCTGATCGCGGTCGTAGGCGGTCGCCCGCATCACCCACGCGTACTGCCTCGACCAGCGACCTAGCAGGGTCCGGGACTTATCCAACTCGCGTGCCGCTTTCGTCAGACTCCGCGCGGGGCCGAGATCGCGGTATGCGGCGAACGCCTCGAACGCCTGGGGGGACTCACCGCTCTGCCGCTCCCAGGGCTCCACGGGGCCCTCGGCCACCGCTCACCTCCTGGCCAACGGCCGTATCTACGACGCCTGTCCGGCGAGAATTTCCAGGGCACGCCACGGCTCGGCTTCCGGCACGCTGCCGTCCTTCACCAAACGATCGATCGCGGCTCGAACCGTGGCCGCCGTCTCCACTGGGATCTCCCGCACGCCGAACACCGTCTCCAGCGGTGCCGTGCCCGCGCGGTGCGCCTCCCCCGAGGCGGCGTCGAACCAGCCCTCGGCCAGCTCGCCCAGGTGCCGCTCGAACACCGCGAGGATCACGCCCAAGGCCGTCGCACTGTTGCCGATCTTGTACGCGGCCCGTGACGTCTCCAGCGCGTCGAGTACCGGCTCGTACTGCTCCAGCCCCGCCAGCCACCGCTGGTCCGCCGAGCCCGTGGCCCGTGCGGCGTCGAAGGCTGTCTCGGCCCGCTCCAGCTCGTCGGGCAGGAACATCAGCTGGACCGACGCGAAGTCGAGGTTCGCCTCGCCCAGGCTGGAGACGTCCACCTTCTCCAGCAGCTCCAGCGTCTTGTCGTCCAGGCCCGTGTACTGCCGCCACTCCACGTTCTCCAGCTCGTCGTACAGCTCCTTGAGGATCGCTGGATCGTCCTGTCCCGCGATCGCGTTGTGCGAGAGCTGGAGCGCGATCTGCCGCTGGCGGGGCAGCGGCTCGTCTATCTGCATCCACCAGATCGTGGACAGGCCGGCCTCGATCGCCGCAAGTGTGCGGTGGTTGCCGGACAGCACGATCAGCCGCCCGCTCGCTGTGTCGTTCCACACCAGCGGCGTGGAGGTCAGGTGTCCATCGCGCTTGATGTTCGCGACGAGTTGGCGGAACTGCTCGTGTGGCAGGAACCGGGCGTTGATGTCCAGCAGCGTCAGCGTGCGCGGGTCGCCCTGCACCATCTGCGGCGGGGCGAGCGGCGTCGTCTCGTTCAT